GTCTGTTTTGTACCAAACGACCGCCCCGTCCTCAACTTTAGAATTTTGAATTAGTATCTGCGTTTTTACGTTTACGATGTCTTTCAATAGGCTTTCGTCTAGTCCTTTGTTGAACTCTAGTCCTGACATTGCGTTTTGTATGTCTGTCTGTTTTGATAGCGTTGTTTGCGCTTCCTTTAGTGTTTTGATTTGCAGGTCGCGCGAATCAATTTCCGCCTGTGCTGTCTTATTGAAAACGTCCTTTTCTTTCCTGTGTTTCTGCGTCAATGCGTCAATCTGTTCGGGCGTCAATCTGTTCGGCTAACTTGTTAGGATTCGCGTTCAGGTTGTTGACTTTGTCGTTTAGTTCTTTGTTTTGCTTCGCGATCATGTTGACCCACTCCGATGTTTTCACTCCGTCAGGCTTGTCGAATCCGTTCGCTTTGATTGCATCGTCAACAAAATCGTAAATTTTACGGTGTTCCTGTCCGATGTTCTGTTCAAAATAGTTCTTTGCAACCGTTTCGGTGTAGGCTTTCCCGACTTCCGTCCCCTTTAGAATGTCCAAAACTTTCGCCTGCAGCGATGGGTCTGATGATAATTTGTCTTTGAAATCTTGTTCCATAACGTCCCTGTTATTTGATTAATTAAATAGATTGAATGTATTGTTTAACCTGTTTGATAGATAGATTTAAATCCTTTGCGATTTTGTTCAGGACATTGTTGTCCTCAACATCTACGGATTTTATGAAATTATCTATCTTTTTTTTTTCGCTTTGGTCAGCCGTCCGCCCGTTTCTACTTCTTCAAAATCTGCGGTTTCTTCTTCAATGTACGGGTCATGTATCATTATAACAGATTCAAAGTTTCCCATTATTGACGGGGTTTTTTGAAAGTCTGTCATTGCTTCCCAAACGTTCACGTCCTTCGTAAATAATTTAACATTCAGGTCAATAGATAGTCCCCCACCTTTCCGAACGTTCAAACCTAAAAAATTAAAACAATGTTTATTCGTTTCGTTTATTTCCCTTGGTATATCTGCGTTTGGGAATTGCTTAATCAGGTTGATTATTTCCTGCTTGTGTGATAGGTTCGCTGTCACTTTCTTGACTTTCGTCCGTGTCTTTCTCATTTTCAATATAAGTTTTGAATGTGTTAAGTATAATATTTATTTTCTGTTCAAATGTAATGTCAGAACCAAATTCGACAATAGAACCGTTTTCCCGTTCAAATCGTTTTATGAATTTAATTAAATTAGCTTTCAAATATAAATCGTCTGATGTCATCGCCCCGTTTCTAACAAGGTCAAAACATTCCTTGACGGATTGATAAGGCTGCGGATTGATATTGTTTTCTATCATCAGCTTTTTAACCGTCTGCGGTTGTCCTTTGTATTTGGTTTCAATTAATAGATTGTATATTTGGTCAATTTCTGATTCAGGGAGACCCGAATCTTTCGCCCCCTTAAATAGTTCTTGCAATTGTTTTTCAGTCAACAAAAACCATTCTGTCCCATAATTCGCGTGAACCTTTACGGTTGTGTTTATTGCTAATTGGACAGCCGTTTCAATCATCCATTTATGTAGACGATTGCAAAACCCTGCTAGTTTTAGCAAAGGTTTTTTTCTGTCCTCCATTAACGAACGAACTTGATCTGCGTTGACCGCGTCCCGACTTATAACATCATTGAACCCTGTCGTGTTAACCTTGATAAAGTTTTCGCGCCCGTCCTGTTTGGTCTGTTCAAATTCTAGGTTTTGGGTTGGAGGACTAATAAATCTAAAATATCCTTCCGTTGAATTTGTTTTTTGCACAACTTGGACAGCTTGACGGGACAGACATCCCCCCGTTTTCCAAAGGATAAGAAACGTACCCATTGACACAATGGTCATCTTCGCAAATTGCCGCAGCGAATTCAACGACAGGGAAAACCCCGTAATGTTCCGCGTAATATGAATAAGCGTAAAACTGTGACCATTCAGACATAGTTCCAAGAACCGCAGCCAACGGGGCGAAACGTTTTGTTTTGTCTGTGCTGTTTAAAGGTTCGTCAACAAACCAACGCGCAGGACAGTAGCCTAAACCGTGCGGATTTTCCGCAATCATTGTCAGGTGTCCGTTCCTATCTTCAAAAACGCGATAAAATTCGTCATCATAGAACCCTATTCGCTTAAACGTTCCCTGTTCGTCGTGTCCGTGCGAATGGTCAAAGATAACGTATTTGAAACGGTCAAAATCGTCTGTTTTGTAGCCTATTAACTTGTCAAGTCCTACAGACAGATAAAACGGTATTCCCGAATCATCTTTATCAACAACGACAACGGTCTGCGGTTGGCACTTAAAAACTTTGCGTCCGTGCTGTTCAATCCATTGTCTAGTATTAAGGCTTTGGAGTAGTTCGTCGGTCTGTTGTTCTGCGCGTTTGTTTGGGAATTGTATCGAAAAGTTAGCATTCCGACCGTTAAAAACCCTGTTCAGGTCTTCGCTGATGTCGTTTGATATTGACACAATCGGAAGGGGGAAAGAAAAGAAGTTCAGAACGCGGTTGTATTTTTCGGCTGTCACACTGTTGCGAATGGCCTGTTTGATTTCAGACCAACCCGTTTCCTGTTCGATTTCGTAAAAGAACAAAGGTTCAGACATAACTTTCAAACGTGACTGATAAGTGATCATGTCCCGAATTCTGTCATTATTTGGCTTTCTTCTTATCTTTCTTATTAGACTTGATTCTGACAATCTCATTTTGTTTGAATTCTAAAGTTTTTGAATCAATGCGAACGTTTTCAATCCCTTGTTTCTGTTGTAACCGCAACAAGTTCAGGGCGTGAATGAAAGCTAATTCATTCACAACCCCATTTTTGTCGATTAGCTTGATGTTTTCAGGCATTTTTGACATAATTATACGGTTAATGCGCTAAATGTCGGAGTGATAGCGTGTTTTGTTTCGTCCCAATCAAAACCTAATTGAAACGTCATCGTGTTGCTGTCACGTGTTCCGAATCCGCTGTTTGTTAGACTTCCAAGAACTACGTTAGTACAATCAAACCCTGTGAACTTGTCGCCTACCTTAGAACCCCAAATTGTACCTTCCTGACTAATCAGATAGACTTCTAAACCGTTGCCCTCACAGGTCAAAGTTCTAAACGCGGCAATTTGTGCAGCCGTCAAAGAATCAAAACGTACTGATGCGTCCGACGGGTTGATGGCTGTTACGAATGTTTCCCCTGATAACGTCGAATTGTCGCCACCTCCAAATGTAACGGGCGACCCTGCCGTTATTGTAGAATCCCCACCGATTAAAGGGGTCAAAACTACGTGACTGTCATCCACTGCAGAAAATAAGACATTCCATCCGATTAGGTTTTCTACTTCATAAAGACATTCCATCCGATTAGGTTTTCTACTTCATACCCTAGAATCGCGATTGTTGCAGGTAAGTTATTAAGGGGGTCTGTCGTGTCCCAACTTACAACGTCCTTACGTACAAACCAATAACGTTGTATCTGTCCGATGTTTTCGGGACAGCTTGACGATGGAATGTCTGTCAGGCTTGTAGCTAAAGGACAGCAATCCAATAAAAAAGAATTTAAAAAGTTCATAGTACTATATTTAGAAATATTAATTAATTACAAGTTAAAAAACAAAATTTTGATTTAATACTGCGATTGATGCGGTTGTATTGTCGCGCAGGTTTATGTCTACGTTGTACGTGAACCCTGTCGGGTCTGCAGCGAAATCAATCCACACATAAGAAAATGTATTTTTGTTGCTGATACATCCTAAAGGATTCAAGATATTAACAGAAACCAAAATCGCAGGCGCGAGTCCGATAGGTGTCCATGCCATTTCTATGTCGAAAACGTCACAAATTACGTCGTTATCCAATTGTATTTGTGCTTCCTTTTCGAACGATACCGAACCAATGCGGTCATTATAGACTTGTGTTGTATTTAGTAGCGTTGGGGGGGCTGTTCCGCAACAGGCCAACATTGGAGGGGGGTCTAAAAATTCACGGATGACATTAACGACTGTTATTTCTGCGGGGGACAAAAGAGAATAATCGATTTCAAGGTTGTACAATTCTGATAGAAAGTCCCTGAACGCGTCATCTGTGAAAGTTTGTATTTGGTTTAGTTCTAATTGGATGCGAACGTCCGCGATGTTGAACGGACTAACTTCCGTAATGTGTCGGAGAGATTGCAACAGCTTTGCGCTGTTTTGTTGTAGTCCTGAGGCGAATTGTGATGCGGTTAAAACGTAGGCCATTAGATAGTTTTATGTATATTCTGTTTTATAGATGTTCTTCCTGATTCCCTGTTCTGAATAACGAAACGCGTCCCAAATGTGATTATGTTTGTCAATCGGTTTGTTTTGCGTCTGTCCGTCTCTTTTGTTTATCTGCCAAATGTATGAACGTTGTTCGAACTTCCACCGTTGACTGTTGACCAACTGCAAAACCCCGTATGATAACAGGGAGTTGATTCCGTGTCTTATCGAATCCGCGCCCTTTTTGCATCCCTTAACGTCACACATTATGATTTCAGTCGTTCGCCTCCCTTTCTTAATCCCCAACCGTTCGAACGCCTGTCCAATTTCGGGGTTTGTTAGTCCTGTTTGGTATAATAACAATTCCCCGTATAATTTACCTTGTGATAGTACGGTCTTTACGATTGTCGTAGGGTCTTGACTAAATCCAAAATCTACTCCGTACGCGATGCGTTTTATATTTTCAGTTGGTAGTCTAGGAATCCAATCGACCGATTCAAAGATTACATTTTCAAGAATCCCCGTCTTTCCTAGTCCGTAAACTTTCCACTTATTCGGGTTCGTATATTTTAGCTGTTCGATTTTTCTGACTACGTCCTGACTGATGAAAGGATTGTTTTTGTAGTTAGAAATAAACAGGTCAACATCTTCGCGCCCTATCAATTCGTCGTGAACCCAAAACGAAAACGTTGGATTGTAGTCGATAAAGATTTGCTTTTCTGTCCTGATCTGCAATTGGTCATAGACAGAAAACGGAATTCCGTTCGCCTCATTGACAAATAAATACTGTCGTTTCCCACTTTTCGCGTCCTGTTCGTTTTCGTACGACTTGAACTCTATAATCGAACCGTTAACAAATTTGAATATTTTATCAGTTCGGTTAATAGATTCTAAGTATTGAGAAAACGCAGGGGTTTCGTTCAATATGTTTTCAATGTCGCGGATTGCTCCGCTTTTGAGGTTGGGAACGTCCTGACCCACTACAGTCACGACTAAATTCCCTTCCAACAAACAATAAACG